TCAGTGACTTGAGGGTGCGACCCACCTTTTCCTCACAGAACTGCTTACGCTCGGACTGCATGGCGAACTTCTTTGATAGTAAATCTCGCATCACGTCCAACGAAGACTTCTCCTGTGGCTTAGCGGTTGCCTTAGCCTTGCTTGCGCTGTTGCCATCGTCGTCGTCATCTGCAACGAGACCAAGAACAGACATGTAGGCATAGCGACGTGCGTATGTAACCGCACTGCCCTGTGCCTGTGGGTCGTCCTTGACCATGTGTAGTGTCATGTCGTGTGCAATGTACTGACCTGATGTGTGAATAAGGTACGTAACAAGAATGTCAGAACCGTTCATACCAGTAGCGATGTGCTGACTAACTGCTAATCCGTGCTTGGCTAGCACTGGGCTTGCACTTGCCACTACGTCAGGCAGAGCCGCATACTTGCTCTTAAAGAATGGGTTGGTAGACCCCTTTGGTACTGCACTGAACTCAGCCTGTGCTGATACCAATGCCATTGCTAATTCGTTTATTTCGTTTGATTGCATGTGTTCTCCTTAGAACTCTGAGTTTAATTCATAGCCGAGTGATGCAAATGAGACCATGAACGAATCCATAGTGTCAAGGCATGCCTCGTAATTTGTTAGGTGGGCAAGGTAAACGGACGTTCCGTCTTCCTCTTTAAGTACAACTGCCCAGTCGTCGGCATCGAGTAAGTCGGGAAACATCTTCAACTCAACGTTGTTGCCCTTTACGGTTACCATTGGACTATTCATTACTTACCTCGCTATCCATTACTCGTACCTGTCCATAACCATCTTGCTTGCATAATGTCCTAAACGCACAGTACTCACACTGCCATGCACTGCTGTTAGGGTTCAGTTCAACTGCCACACCATTGTCGTCTAGGGCAATGCGGTCAGGCAAGTATCCCTGGTTGACTACTGATGCGATGCTGTTCATGCGAGCAAGTTCTGCCATCGCTAGTGGCTCCCACTCCGAACGAGGAATCTCATACTCGGCAAGGAAACGGTTTACGCCGTCGATGCCCATGTTCGATGCCTTCTGCTTCGACAATGCTTCAAAGGTAATAGAACCCATAACGACTGTCTCAATTCGGATTTTAGGATTTTCCAACTCAATACCTAAAGCGTTCATACCTGCTTGGGTAATCGCCTTAAGTGCTGGGCCTTTGCCACCCTCCTTGGAGAACGTGCCACGCATACGTGACCAGCCCACCTGTGAATCAAATGACCATGTACCCATAGTCTTCAACTCATAGAGGATGTGTGTGCCACCGTAGTTAGTCCCAACGTCATACACGTCAATGAGTGCATCGCAAGAGCCTGATACTTCGCCCACCTGTGATGCAACTTCAAACTGCGCTGATGGGAAACGACGACTAATCGCATCCTGCAACGCTTCGTGAATGATTGTTCCTAGCCCAGTGACCCATGCACCTGCTTCGTCCATTGGCTCTGATGCTGGTGCGCCGAAAGCCGCATACCCTTGCTGACGACTACACCCAAACGATGATGAATACCGTAGCGGTGTACCTTTAGCAGTTGGCTTAGCAACTTGGCTCTTCTCGTGTAGTTCTTGAACTAACACGCTAGTGATAATTGGTTTTTCAACTAATCTCATGTAACTCCTTCCTAGAGTGCCAACCATCTTAGGCACTCGAAACGAGTTTGTCAAATACTCAGTATTCCACCAAAGTCGTGGGTTTTTTCCTTGACCGCAATGAGGTTAGCCTGAACGTAGGGAATGTGATTGTCGTGGTGCCACTTGCTAGGAAAGAAACTGCGTAGGCATGACACCTGGAAACGCACACGACCATCAATAAAGTCAGAGTATGTCTTGTCGGTGTGATACCAGAACGAGTTCTCGTTCCAGAACGCAATGTGTGTTGGGTCTTGGAACGCACCACGTCCATCACTGCTTGGGGTCATAGATAGCAACATGCCACCGTGTGCCAACTTGTCGTAGCACCACTCCATGAACGCCACCTTGTCAGGCAAGTGCTCCATAAAATCGTGCGCACGGATAACACCAACGCTACCGTCGGCTATGTCCATGTCAAAGATGTCACCCACGTAGTCAACGCCAGGGCCAGGGCGTAGGTCTACACCAAGGAACCCCTCAGCCTTGTTGTGGTGTGCACCTAGGTCAAGGGCAAGCAGACCCTCACGCTTAGCCCAAGCCACGGCGTTACGCTCTACGGTCTGGTGATACAACTCCACGGTGCCAGTCTGAATCTCGGCGTTACGTACAGTTTGAGTGTTGTCTGGATGTACACGTTGCAGGTACAAAATCTCAGGAATGTGGTAGAACTTGGTTGCCTGGTACATACGAGCCATAATGTCTTGGTCGTCTAGTACCTCTAGATTGGCGTTATAGCCCCCTATTTGGTCGTATAGGTCCCTGCGGAAGGCTCTTAGGTGGTTAGGGGCATACCAAATGTAGGAAAGGTTGTGGGGGTAAGGCTCAAAGGATAAAGCACCCTTGTATCCATCCTCTACGTAGTACTTCCAACCGTGGGCTGGGTCAAACTCAGAATCGTCTGGCTTGCCATCTTCGAGGATTTGGGCTGTGTCAGAGTATACAAACCCAACATCAGGAAACTTATCAAAAACGTACTCAACTTCCATGAGTGCGTTAGGCATAAGTATGTCGTCGTGGTCAAATTCCAGGTACACGTCGCCCGTACAATATGATACGACTTCACGTTTCAAAGCACCCACGCCCTTTGCCACGGAGTAGTACACCACAACCCTTGCGTCCTTGGGTGGGTCCCATTCGGCATCGCCGTTAAGAAGAACTATCCATTCCCAGTTGTTGTTAGTTTGCTCGTTAAGCGAACGGTAGCACTCGTTAAGATACTTAGGGTCGTGACTAGGAGTGAATACGCTTATCACGTTTCCTCCAGTGGATTGTGTTTTTGAGGTAGATTGGGCCATAGAACAGACTAGCAATACAGAAACCGTATTGGTGGGTTTTGAAGCCATAAATTGTCCACAAAAAAGCGTTGACAAAAAGAATTACCCATGACCACCACACTTTGCGTCCAGCAAGATACGCACCGGTCATACCAATGCCTTCAAGAACAAATGACCACATTAAAAAGAATACTCTACGTTTGGGTATTTCTTTTTCATGAACTGCACCAGTGGCATCTTTTCGTAGCGTCGACATAAGTAGTCAAGCGATACAAACATGGGGTCGTAACTACCGTCACGTACCTCGTGTTTAACAATTATTCCTCGCCAGTGTGCGTTCCCCTGCGGGCCTTTATAGTCTTCATCATGGAGGTAGCATGCGCCCGCAACAAGGCCATGTTGGCTCTTGCCAGCGACGAATCTAAGCCCGTACGCAAGCGTCTGTTGGTGGCCCATCGTGAAACTATGGCCAATGGATTTAAGTCTCGCTTCAACGTTGCCTCCTAGGGGCTTGCCGGTCATTGGGTTGTAGAAGTAATGGCTGTACGCAACACCGTCCAACCACAGGATTTCTAAGTAAGGACTTACTTTCCATCCGCTTCGCTCGTAGTCGAGGTGGTCGGTGGTAACAACTCCCTCAAGTTGTGCATCCATTGAGACAGCACGGTTGATTCTATCTTCGTGGTTGCCAAGGAGGATGTGCCTCTCAGGGTTCCATTTACCGTGCCTGGTCTTACGACGATTCGCATTGAAGTCCGTGAGGGCTTGATTAAGTATTCTCCATGCTTCATTGGCTGCTTCTATGTCCTGTTTGTAACGGCGACCCTCCATAGCCTTCTTGCCTTTGTCATACATGGACAAAGACGGCATGTCTGCGTGGTCACCTAAGTGAATAATTTTAATAGGTTTATCGTGGAACTCGTCCACAATGTATTGACCAATCCATTTAAGATGGTCTGTTGGTACTCCAGCCTTAGCCTGAGTATCTGGAATAATTACGTGTGTTGTTGGTGCCTGCAAGGTAATTCTCCTTGTTTAGTCCGCCTTTCAGCATTCTAACACACAAGTTAGCAACAAACAACAATAATGTAATTTATCTTTCTGTTACTGCGTTTGCCACCTCAGCAGGGGTAATCGAGTACAAGTCGGGCCATTGCATTGCTTTGGGGAACCCTCCATACCACAAAGCACCGGCTACTAATCCAGAACAAATCCAAGTACGGGATTTACGTAGACAAATAGCGTCTGGAAGGATGTTGTCAATGGCACATGAAAGTATGCTAAGATAACTGTATTTCAAGCCCACCTGAGAGCGAGCGAACCTCAACACAAGGTCTCGGTTCGTTGTTCTCGGTAGTTCCACTACCTCGAACGTGCCACCAAAAGCAGATTCATCGAGAGTTAAGTTGTCGGTAATACCTTTAGGTTGCGCTTGAATGAGGTACCACTTACCGTCCACGTATCTATCCAAAATGGCAACGTGATTCCACTTTGAGTACTCTGAGTCGGGCATGAAGTGTTGTGCCCATCTGATACTCTTACCAATAATTCCTTTGGTTGAACAAAATACAAGGTCACCTGGATTCATCTTTTCCCTCTAGGTAATCGACACGTTCTTCTAGTGCCGCTAAATCGTAATCTTGACGTTGGTCAGTAACGTCTTCAATGTTCTCGTGACCGTGACGTGTAGCAAAGTACGTGCTTATGTATGCAGACACAAGACAGAAGCAAACCAATTGCCATGTGAAGTGACTGACTGCTGTCTTAATGCAGAAGATGTTGGCAAGCCAGTAGCCCACCTCGGTCATGCCAGCAACGTGTGGTCGTCCTCGTGCTTCTGCCTGCACCATGAGTACAGAGAACACATTGGCTACACCAAGGGATAATGCGGCGAGTAATGCTATTTTCACTTGTCGTCCTTTAATAGTTTGTGAATCTCTTGAACCAGAGCGTGTGTCTCTAGGTCTAGTTGGTAATCCTTGACCGAGTGCTCGGTGTCTTTCTTTTGCATCTCGTCAGAGATACGGTCTGCTCGCTTGGCTGAGATAAGCAACACTGAACCTTGTAGACCAGCCACCATAGAAAGCACTAGGTTAAGCCTGAAGAATGGTGCAGGGTCAATGCCGAAACCGGCAGAGAGAATCCATAGCACCATAGCGGTGCAGAACACAATAAGGAATGTCCACGTACCCATGCCATGACGCATAAGGTCTGCACATTTCTCTCCGAAGGTACGCTTCTTATTCGTAGTCGAGGTCACTAAGGTGGGTTTCGAGTTCTCTGGCGACACGCTTAATGGCTTTCTTATTCTTCTTCTGTTCCGACATAATTTCAACTACTACTTTTTCTATCCTGTCCACTGCGTCTCGAAGTGAACTACCGTGATTTGGCGACAACTCAGATTTCACTTTCTTCCAAACAATACGGCCAACAAAAAAGATAATGGGGAAAACAAATACTGCCAGTACTTGTGCAACGCTGGCAAGGTTATTCCAGTTCATGCGCTCGGAACGGGATGCGCTGACGTTGCGTTCAGTTGGTTAGTGTTAAAGCGTAGGTAGGTCTGTGGAAGTCGTCCGTCTTGTGATACATGAACATACGAAGGGTCGCCTTCTTGACCATGGCTAATTGTTAAAGGGTTCTTAGCGTTAGCACCTGACACGTCAACAACGAGTGCTGTGTGCCAGCCGGTTCCAGGGCCGTATACAATAACGTCGCCAGGTTGTACTTGAGCAAGGGGAATCTTGGTACCGTGACTAAGCAGTGTGCCGGTGTAGCCTTCGCCGTCATAGTTCTGACCGTTAGGGTCTGGTGCGCCAGCGTGGTTGTAGCAAAGGGTTACAAACGCTGAGCAATCAGCAAACACAGGCCACTTAATAGGGTTCTGGTTAATGGCTTCCATGCGTTGTCCACCTTCGGTGTAGTGGAACTGCTGGTGATGAGCCGCAAAGTACTTAGCCCAGCCTACGATGTTTTGTCTTACGTCTGTCATGTTTTTCCTTTAGAGGTGGTGTCCGGCAAAAGCATCAAGTTGTTGTAATGGATAAACTGTTTGACCGTATGTAGTAAGACCAGTTATTGTGTCGACGGCTTGAACTGTAGCGGCACCATTAGAAGGTAAAGAAACAAAACCTAATTGAGCCAAATCACCAGATTGAGTATAAGTACTATTTATTGTTCCGTTAGCATTGTATGTAGTAATGTTGTAAATTGTTCCTGGTGAATTTACAGATGTGTCCCAAGTTGCAATAGTGCCAACTCCAAGTTGAGTTGTAACTTGAAGATTTGAAACGGTAGGTGCAACCGTAGACGTAGGAGCAAACACTGGTGGAATAAAATTAGATGAACCAGTGTATGTTTGCCCACCTGGAGTAGGAAGGCTGTGCAGTTCGTCGCCAGATGCTATTACCCCAAAATTCAACATTAAGAAATGTCTCCGCTTACAAGCCAGCCAATTCCTGCCCCCAAGTAGATAGCAGATGCAGCCGAGTAACGAGCACGAAGGGCAGGAGCACCAGCAGTTCCACCGTTAGAAACAATGTTGCTACCTGAGAAAGTAACGCCAGCGTTGCCACGAACTACTGTTACGTTCTGACCAACAGAAGCAAATGAAGCAGGAAGGGTCACGTTCACAGCAGTAGTGTTGTTCATGTAGACAATGTTGTTAACGTCTGACTGTTGAATGGTGTAACCAGTGGTAGGTGTGTTGATACCGTAGGTAACGTTTCCAGCAGGTACAGTAAGAGTAATTCCACCGGCTTCAAATGCACCGATAAGAGCGTCACCACTAAGGTTGTGAACGTGGTCTGCCGCCGCAGCGAATTTACTTGCACCAGCGTTTGATGTACCACCAATGATAATGTCTTGTGCCGCAACAGTTGTACCTGTGTGTGATAGTACGTTAGGAACTAGAGCCTGTACTGCAGCCTGGGCTTCAGCGGCTTCTGTGGCTGACCATACAACAACAAACGTTGATGAGGCAGGGTGGGCCGTGGTGGTGTTGAAGTTAGTCTCACCATTGTAATTACGCTGCTGGATAGTAAACGTACCGGCATTGTACGTACAAAGAATCTTTTCTTCGTTGATTGTACCGTACTCAACAGCGACAACAATGTTACCGCTAATGGTAGAACTGCCGTTAACAACGTCGGTCCATGGGCTAAGGGACGTGCTGGACGTGAAGGTAGTACTTACTGACGTGATAGGGGTAGAGAGTGTACCCGCTACTGAATCAGCAACATACGAACGGTTTGGGTAATTTAGTGCCATTATATAATTGTACCTTTTCTAAAATTGGGCCAGCGTTACAGAAGTTGTGCCACTGGGGTGTATGTGTATGGGCTAATGGTTTTGAGCGTAACTACACAGTCACCTTCAAAGCCGTTCTCGTAATTGTCACGACGCTTGTGTGGCAACCAGTCAATCATTTCAATGATGCACGTAACAGAAAGCGGGCCTTCTTGGTACGTAAGAATTTCTTGATTCTGACGACGTTGTTCTAGCCAAATAAAATTGTCGTAAGGGTCTGTGTACACCTCCATACCGTCAACAACACTGACCGAAAACAACTGGAACACGGTCATGATTGATGTACCAGAAACAGCAGCAGGCCATGCCTTAAGTGTCCATCGGTGCAAGATAGGTGTGTACCCATGATTAGGTGCGTCGGAATACAGAACTAGGTTTACGCCAAATTGCTCGGCGTGGTAGTTAGGAACTGGGAACTCGCTAATCGCAGTGTTGCCGTTCTGTGGGTACGAAGGCAGAACCTGGTATCCAGCAGCATCTTCATCGTTAGGGTCAATGTCAATAAAGGCTTGTACGCCTGTGCCCTTTGATGCTGGTGCAATTACACCATAGTCAAAGAACACTGGTACCTTAGCGTCGGGGATACCGTAGTCAAAGATACCTGAAACAATGTTTCCATTTGGTACGTACTTGTAAACGATTGGGTTACCACCTTCGTTAGTTGCACAAGGTGCGTAGATACCTGAGCCACCAATAGCCATAAGCGGAACGTTGTCGTATGGGTCCCAGTCAAGTGAGTTAATAATGTTTGACTTACCAGGCACCTGGTTAACCATGATGTCCGATGCGTACGCAGGAGCCAATGGGTCTTGAGCAATGAATGTTGAAAGGTCTAACTTACCTAGACCAGTACTCTGGTCATCATAATTGTTCCAAGCAAACCATACGTAGCGTCCATCACCAACGATTGCTGTAATTGGATAGGTAACAGGTTGAAGAATGTTAGGGATAAGTGGACCTGATTTAAGGTCACCCGTAGCAGTTGCTGTTGGGTCGTAGATACTTAATGTCTGTGCCATACGGATACCACGATTGGTTCCAATAAAGATGTAGTTAAGATACGACTTGATGCAGACTGGGTACTCGTCCGGTGACATAGGCAAAGCCTGTACTGGAACGTTTAGGGTAAAAGGTTGTACAAGATTGCTGCTTGTAATTGTTGTAAATCCTGTAGCACTGGTGGTGGAAGCACCGGCTAAGTTAGAACGATAGATGCACCCTGAGTATTTTTTACCCGTACCAGACTTAACGTAGCCTGAAATGTAAACCTGTGTTTCTCCGCCCGTTGCGTCAGACCAAATCCAGTGAGGGTTTTGGTGTGTGTACAGCATATCAGGAACTTCAGAACTAATAACAGTTCCGCCTGAACCAATGTAACAATAGGACGAAGGAACGGTCATAGTAAACGTAGTTGGTGAAGGAGTCGCAAGCACTGACCAAGAAGAATTAAATCCATACGAACCAGTACCGGCAATGTTGCCGCCGACAGCATTTGCCGAAGAAAGAACAGTCCCTGATTCTGCGCAGTTGTAAGTAAACACGGTGTTACTGGTTACAGATGCAACGGTTAAATTTGTTCCGTTAAATGAGGCGTGTGCATTGCCACTAATGGCAATAGTCTCACCGACAGACAAACCATGATTACCAGTTGTGGTAACAGTTGCAACGCCATTTGCGGATGTTATGCCTGTTGTTGTAGATATAGTGGCGTTAGTTGTGCTACCTGAAATACTAATTGGCTGACCTTGTGCAAGATTGTGCGGTACGGTAGTGGTTACCGTTGCAGTAGTACCTGACACCACAATTGTTGAAATGGTTTTAGATACATCTGAGATACTTGGGATAGCACCGAAAGCAGGAAAGGTTGTAGCGTTACGTGGTTGAATTGCGTAAAGACGGTTCTTGCGTGATGTAATTATCTGGTCGTTGCACCAGCGTACAAAGTCATAACCACCAGTAAAGTTGCCAGTTGAGTCATTAGTAACATCGGGCGAAGCGTAAAGTTCGAACGATGAACTTGCACCAATCTGACAAAACCAAATACCTGTGTCAGTTGCAAGAAACGTATACAAGTCGTTTGTGTCTATTGAATAGATGTTTGACGGTGCAGTAATAGTGGTTGGCGTGTTGGCAGCATACGTAGTTGTGTCAAACGTACAGGTGGTAGCACCACTCCATGTTCGAGTAGCAGTAACGTAAGAAACTGTTGTGCCGTTTACGTACACTATGTAGTCACCACAACGGCTCATCATTAGGTTGTTGTTAACACTAGAAATGCTATCTTTGCGGTAGGTGTCAGGAAGAAGGGTTGCTTGAAGTGGGAGAGAGAATACGTCTACACCTTTTGATTGGTAGAAGCGTGTCTCTTGGCTATCGCTTTTGCGGTCTAGGTATTGCTGACCAGCACCCATGCTCCACTCAGTCTGCTCACGTCGCCATAGCCCCTCAGTGTTAACCGTTCCCTGGCCTGAGATGTTGGTCATCATGATTGACTGACGCTGTGCAGGAATAGTACGGTGACGGAAAGCCTCACGGCGGTACGGCTCAAACGAAGTGTCAATAGTAAACTGACGGCTACCGTGAGATGCCGAGGTTAAGGATACAGCGTATGGACCTAAGTTGCCATTTCCTGCACTTGAAGGAATTTTGCTTGGTGTGGTGTAGGCGAGGAGAGCGTCCTGCTGGTTGAAGAATGTAAATGGAGCAGTGGTAACAGTTCCTGCTGCGTACTCACTGACGGTAAGGGCACCGCTACCAACTACAAGAACCTTGGCTTCGGTAAGGTTAGGTGAACCAAACGGACCATTGATGGTCATACCAACGGTAATACCAGCAGTACTACTAACGTTAGTAATTACGTTAGAGCCAGTAGTTAGGTCACCAGTAAACGAGGTTGAAGTTACGGCACCACTGTTGTAATCCGAGTTACCAAAGGTAGTTGGAAAATAGTTAGACATTACCAGCCTCTAATGCGTGTGTACTGACGAGTCAGACGGTCTGCTTCCTCATTGATTCTCTGAGCACGGCGCATGATAAGTGCATTGACAGAACCAGAAACAGAACCAGCAGGAACTTCCTGAGCCTTACGTGGGTCAGGCTGTGACTCCATAAAGTTACGTGAGATTTCACGTGGAATCGTTAAGTCAATCTCTGCACCAAGAACCGGAATGTCAATCATGGTAGGCGTAAGGTTGGCTACAGTCTGTGTGGTGTAACCGTTGTGTGGTGCCGCTTCGTCGTTAGTACCAGGTGTCTGCAGTACAGAGTCACCAGTGTCTACTAATTTAAGGAATGGCGCTGAGTACATAACGTAGATAGGAAGTCCAGGCCAACCCGATTCGTAAAGCACTAGACCCTTGCCCGATGGGAACACTGGGTCTGGGATACCACGTAGTACCTTCCACTTCTTAATGGCAGGGAATGTACGGTATGGCGGAGCAATACGGTAACGCACTTCAAGAATGTCAATGAAGTCGTCAGGTAGGGCACCTAGGTCGTAGCCAGCAAACACTGGGTTGTACGTAAGGGTAGCAACACCAACACGGAATAGACCGTTAGTAGGTGAACTCATTGAGCGCAAGTCGTCGTTAATAGCCACACCAATGTCGTAGCGTGAGTAGCGTGGGTTAATGTAAACAACTGTGTCTACGTTGTGGTTGGCTGGGCTTGAGCCGTAGTAGCCACGGATAATGGTGGCAGTGTTGGTAGCAGCGTTCCAGCCAGTTACGTACAGCAGTTCCATCTCCACGGCAAGGATAACGCCAGGGGTAATGCCGCTAGTCTGAGCACCAACAAGAATTACGGTCTGGTCATCTGCATCGAGGTCACCAAACAACTGCACAGCACGTTCACGGATACCACCCATGACACGACGGTATACCTTTTCAATAAGGTCACCAAACGTCGTGCCGTTACCGACACTACTGGAGCCACCTACTGTTACAACTGTGCCACCTACGGTTGTGATGTTGTTAGCCATTAGTTATTCTCCTGAGATTATTCTGTTAATGAGGCATACCATTGACTGTCTTTCAAAACTTCTTGAAGTTCAGGTATGTTTGTGGCGATTGTGTAAACAAAAAAGTTAAAAACGTATTCAAATGTTGATTCCATTTTTGCTCGGTCTTGGTTTTCTTTTATTTGCTTACAAGTTTCAGGCCCATAAAACCAAGGGTAAAAATCTTCTTTGTAAAACATAATAAGGTATTTGCCATTTTCAGTAAGACGTTTGTAATGGCTAGGGTCAATGTATGCCCCAACTCCGTGAAGGGCAATCATTGTATCAAAACCTGAAAAATCTGTTTCTTCGTAGAAAGCACGCATAACTTTGTAATTAGGGTATTTGTCCATAAAGACTTTGACCATTTCTTTATTTGGCTCAATGCCTAAATAATTATCTGGTGAAATCTCAAATGCTTTAATTGCTAAACCTGTGCCGCAACCTACGTCAAAAACTTTACCCGTAACGTATGGTTTAATTATTTTAATAAAATTAAACGCTTCAAGGGCTACGGTTTCAGAGTCGTAGGAATGAGCAAGTCGGTTGTAGGCAATTTGCGTATTGTGAATCATGGAGTTATCGGTGTTGAAGGTTCTTCATTAAGAACGTCTACTGGCTCTGCATAGGTTGGTGGGGGAGCAATAAAGTTTGTACCGTCATAGGTCCAACCAACCTGAGTGTCGGGGGCAAGTTCTGTTATCTCAACAATGTGAGCAGAAGTTGTAAATGATGAAACAAGTGTTGGGTCTGTGTTCAAAATTAAAGTTACTGTGTTTGTGTTGTCTACAAAAGCAAGAATTGACATTAGTTATAAACCTCATTAGTTATTGTTGAAACATTTGTACCTGGAAATTGTCTAGTTGTACCAGGCCATACAATACGAACAGCACCACCGGCACCGTATCCACCAAATGAATCTGCTGAAGTACCGCCACTTCCAACTAAAACTGTATAAGTGTTTCCTGGCGTTACTGAAATGTTGTTTCCATACACCAAATCTCCACCAATGCCAGAAGACGCATTTCTACCGGAAGCACCACCGCCACCGTAGGAACCACCACCACCGCCACCGCCATAATAAAAATAGTTACCTTTAAAACTTGAAGCAGAGTAACTGCCACCTATACCAGGCGAACCATGATTATACAAAGCAACTTGACCGGCAACTCCATAGGAACTAGTACCGCCACCATTACCACCTGCGCTATAAGAACCACTACTATTAACGGTGCTAGTACCACTACCGCCACCGCCACCACCTATATTTGTGTTACCGTAGTATGTATGTTGGCCGGTGTCAGTACCGTAAATATCTGTTCCCGCACCACCACCACCACCATTGTAGGTTCCAGCACCATTATTAGTAGTACCACCACCACCACCGCCGCCACCGCTACCGGTACCACCGCCCCCAAAGTATTGACCGCTACCTGAAGAATTAGGAGGACCGCCAGCAAAACCGTTACTACTGTATCCAGCCGCACCGCCACCACCAGAAGAACCATTTCCATAACCAGCACCACCATAATAATAAGCACTATAAGCAGACCCACCAGAACCAACTCCACTATTTCCACCAGCGGCTATAAGAAAAGAAGAATTATTAAAATATGAACTTTGACCATTACAAATGGAAGAATTTGTTCCACCGGCTTCACCACCACCAATGCAAACAACACTTACTGAAGTTACACCAGAAGGACAAGTCCAAGTGTATGTACCAGGTGTAGTATATGCGTGAGAACCACCATTAAAAGAAGCAGCAGCAAACAATCCTTCGCCTCTAGCGGAAACTCCTGCAAAAGTCGTAGGCAACGGCATGTTAGTACTTTGTTTGTGCTACTAGAAGTGTCCAGGTAGAAGCAGCGGTGCAGATAACCGTAAAGGTGTAAGCGTCAATGGTTGAAGCGTCACCCGATGTCGGTGCTGTACCACCCTGCCACCATGTTGTAATGCTGTTGTACGTTGAGCCGTTAGCAGGAAGTCCTGATGCAGCAGCAGCCGTACTGTTAATAGAAATGCTGGCTGGAATGTACGCCGTAGAACCACTGTTGACCAGCATGGCAAACGTTACCGACTGACCAGTTGTAGTTGGAGCGTTGGTGATGTTGACTGCCCAGTTAGCAGTTGGGTTAGCCGTGTAGTTAAAGAACGACGACGTTGAGGCATTAAGAGCCGCAGCAGTAGAACCACTAAGTGCCGTTGCAGAACTGCTTACTGTTTCAAACGGTGCAGTAAGAACTACGTTGGTAGTAGCGGCTGAGT